TTTGAAATATGCACCAGAAGATCTTTGTCCAAAATTCATTGAACCGAGGTTTTCATCAACCTTGTTACCAAAGTTAATCCACTGTTCAAATGCTGCTCTGAGATCGAAGTCCTCAGTGTTATAGAATGTTGCTGTCCATGCTTCAAAGGTTCTATCTCCAGGAATTTTAAGGAAACGACCTCTAAAAGGAACTTCAATAACTCCTTGGTTGTGACCAGGAAGTGCAGCGGATCTGCAAAGGAATTTTGTAGATCTAGTTAAATCTACCGTTGACTTTCTTTCCCCAAGATTAATATTAGTTGGAAAGTTAATCTCTACCTCATAAAGGTTGGGGCGAACCCCACCCTTTAATCTAGTTTTAAAATCGATGATGTTTGACATTTGATTAGTATCTCCCTGAGGTTATTTATCTTGCAACGACTTCATTGAACTGAATTCCAGTTCTAGTTGCAGTAAATGTTAAGGTGATGAAATTAATTGAGCGTGCTGGTTGAATGTAAATATCAGCAACAAACTCGTTGTTATCAATAACCGAAGATGTATTATTGGTGCTGTCGCATACAACTAAGAAGTCATAAATTCCTCTTCTTGATTGAACATCACGGAGGAATGGTTCAACAATACCTTTAAATACTGATCTTGTGGTTTCATCATTAAGTTCAAATAACTGTGCTTTTGCTGCTTCTTCAATTGCTGCTTCCAGAACCAAGAACAAACGACGAACATTAATTCTATCGAATGCAGATGGGTTAGAAAGTGCGGTTTTATCTCCAAAGAGAACTGCACCCTGTCCAGGGAATACTGAGATAGGATTAATTCTATTTGCATAGAGTTCGTCTCTATCTGCTTTGCTTGGATTCCAAGCGAGTTTTGCAGCGTTACGAATACCACCTCTGGAGAAACCAGCAGGGGAGAACCATGGTTCATTTCTAATTGCAGTGTCTGCTACAAGTCCAGCAACGTCAGTGTTACATGGAATATAACGATATACATCGTTCCAACGATCATAAACATATTTGTAATTGCAATCAAATACAAGATATGAATTGCTTCCAATTGCGTCAAAGAAGTTCTTTACATTCTTTGTAATTTGATTGTTGCTAAATGCAGAACCACTGCTAGAAATAATATTTCCTTTATGTGGTGAAGCAAATGCCATACAATCTTTTCTTTGAGCGGCAATAGAACCAATGTGTGCTGCTTTCGCTCTGCTATCGATTTCAGATGGAAGACCAGGACCCATGATTAAGTATTCAATATTTACGGTCTCTTCATCTCTAAAATAATCATATGCATTATTGATATCAGTAATTGAAATATTCCACTGATTATCTACTGTTTGATAACTAGAACCATTTGAAAGTGGTTTATTAATAGCACCTACAGGTTCAAATACAGAAGTTTTTTGTTGATAATCATATAAAGTGTCTCCAACATAAACATTAGCACTTCCACTAGAAACATAATCTTTATAGTAAAGTGAACCACCTTCAGGTCCTCTGCAATCATATGCTTTAGAAAGATATGTGTGCGCTTCTAAAATAGTTCCCGTACTTCCACTAATTAATCCATCTTCATCAACTACTACCAAGTGAATTGCATCACGACCCCAGACATTTCCTCTAAATGCACTTGCATCTGAAGATGAAATTGGTCTTGCTGCAATAGAACTCCACAGAATATTAGACCCATCATAAAGAGTTTTAGTTGCATACCATTCAGTTCCATCATCAATTAAATCAACAGTGTTTCCACCTTGAGCACCAATAGTTACTGAAACGGTTGAACTGCCCTGAGGGATAGAGAACAACTCAGAATTGCCAGGATTGTTATTATAAACTCCTGAAGAATTTGTAATAACAACATGAACAAAAGTTCTTGATTCTAAACCATTTAATCCTTGAATATTTCTGGTAGTTACGTCAATAACTTTACCGTAAACTGAACCTGCGTTTACAACTGCACCAATTTGAATATTGTCTTCATTTGATAGTGAGTTTGTTGTTAAACGTAAAGATTGTCTAGGTCCATTATCGACTGTGCAAATTCTTAAACTATTACCCCAAACTCCTGCACTTTTAGCAGCAAATAACCAACCACTAGAGTTATCACTATAAGATGCTTCATATACATCTGGAGTAGTAATTTTGATGGGATCTGCAGCAATACTTGCAGTTGCTTCTGCACGTACACCAGGTTCTGGTAAACTGACTTGAATACCTGTAAAACTACTATAATTACCAAAATTAGTAACTGCAACTCCAGTTACACTTCCTTCTGAATTTACAATTAAAGTTCCACTAAATGGACTGCCTCCTGGTTGAGTAGAAACTCCACCTGAAACGGTAACTGGATATGTTTCTGCTGGATTATAATTTGTACCAACACCTGGCACTGTTACTACAACTCCTGTTGGGGGAGCAATCTCAATTGTAGGTGGTGAATTGTAACCACTACCACCAGATAAAGTAACAGAAATCACTTCACCATTTAGAACAGTAGCAGATCCTGATCCACCAGTTCCACCATTAGTTGGAGTTACAGTTACTACTGGATTGGAAGAATAACCAGAACCAGCGTTAGTTGGAGTTATAGTTCCCGTTAATGCATTTCCCGCATTAGTATCAATATTAGATTCAGTTGCAGTTGCCTGTGCCTGAGTTCCTTGAACAACACTTCCAACTGCTTGAATACCAACAGGGTCAATAGTCACAGAAGGTGCAGTAGAATATCCAGAACCAAGGGTTTCTAGTGTAATGCTTACAACTCTTCCATCTGCATTTAAAACTGCTCTTCCTGTTGCTCCAGAACCACCACCACCAGTAATAGTTACTGCAGGTGCAGATATATATTTGCCGTTGAGTGTTGGATTGTCTACTGTAATTACAGAAACATAATTACCATCTCTAGCGATTGCGTTCTGTAAAGATGGTGAATCGATTCTAACTACAGAGAGTGTTCCTCCATAAGAAAGATAATTACTTGCTGATAACCAGTACTCAGCATTTTGAGCATTTGGTTCACCAAAATATTCTACTAATTGTGTTTCTGAATTAATAATTGTTGGCGTTGCGATATTTCCCTTTTGGAAAGGAGCTGCAAAACCAGCGACATTGCTATTTGCAATATCTGCTCTGCCGTTAGTTAAATCCTTTTCCCTAACGACAACTCCAGGGGAGCGTAAAACTGCCATTGGTTTCTCCTAAAAATATATCATATTTTCTAAATCTATTTATTATTTTGATACATTCAAAGGGGGAAACCATACATGAACATCCTACCAGTCAGGATATTCCCATTTATCAACAATGTTTGATACCATTCTACTTGCAACTACTCTCTTTATAGTACACTCTTTACACTCATAAGAATATGCAGAAGGAAATCCTTTTTTATTTTTACGTGTCAAATAGAAATCGGTAAGTAAATCTTTTTTAATATGGCATGTGCGACACATCCTTTCATTGAAGAGTAGATAATCTAATTCAAACTCTTCATCAAAATCCATCATCTGTATTCCCACATGTAATTCATATCTCCATATTCACTTGTTTCACTGTAATAATTTCCTGTTCCATTCTCGGCAATATACCAAACGTTACCTTCAGTATCAATTGATTCATAATCAGTTAACCCATCATCAATAAAACCAAATGGTGCCATATCTTGTTCTACTTGGTTCTTTTGCTCATCATAGATTCTTTTACGAACATCATTGTCAGTTAATTCTTTAAAATAATCTTGTTGTGCTAACCATGCAAAAATTACCAAGCACATTGCAAGGTCATCATTACATCCTTCTTCTGCTTCAAAGGATTGTTTCTTTTGAATGAACGTAGTAAGTTCAGCAATAATATCATAATCACATACAAGAAGTTTATCGGTTTCAATCAACTGTTTTAAATTTGAACATCCAATCTTCTTAACGGTGGTGCTCATCTTTACTCCAAGTTGGGTCTTTGCACCTGAGAATCCTTGACCAACTAATTGACCAGCACGACCTCTCATTGCACACATTAGTAGATTCTCATTCTCAAGATCATACTGAAGAATAGATGCAACCTGGTCCCCAATGTCATTAACTTCACAAAGGATAAATGCTTTATTATAATTAGTTGCTACTTGGTGAATGATGTTTGGAAACACCATTGGTTTGATTGCATTGTTTCTGTAAATACCTACAACTTTGTATGGTACTGTTGTAATATCGTACAAAATAAATGCTGAGTAGTCATTATTGACACCACGAGAAACGTCAACCGTCATCAAGTACTCGTGGTTTTCAATTGGTTTTTCATAAACCTTTAACCCACCACTATCATGGATGGGTTCTTCATAAACCATAGTTCTGAGTTTTGATGCAGCAATCAGAGTATCAACCGATCCTAAGAATTCGCATTCAAACTCTTGAGTGAACTGACGTTCAGAAGTGTTTGCAATAGTTTGTTTCTTCCATGCGTCATCCCTTCCTGGAACTTGTGACCAGTGTACTTCAGTTCTTTTATATTCGTTCCTATTCAACTCTGAATCATGCCAGAGTTTATAGAACATGTTCATCCCGTTTGGCGTCGAGATGATGATGACTTTTGTGCTTTTACCAGAAGAAATAGTAGGATAAACAGAGGAAAAGAATTGCTCTGCAATATGGTTTGGAATGAAGGCAAACTCGTCGAGGAAGATGATATTGAACGACATGCCTCGGACAGCACTCGCAGATGTAGAAGCTGCCAATATCTTACTGCCATTTTCTAACTCCATGTTACCTTTGTTATACACCACGATACCTTGCTGCAACCAGATTGGCAAGTTTTCGTAAGCAAGTTGTAACCTTCCGAGAAGTTCCCTAGCGGTAGACGCTTTGTTTGCTAGGATACCAATGGTTACGTTGTCGTTGAAGATAGCATAATGTAACAGGTAAGAAACCACCGTAGTGGACTTACCTGTTTGTCGTGGTAGTTTTGCAATATTGAATCGGTTCTTGTGGAACCTCCTAATCATATCTTCTTGAAAATCCCACATCTCAAATGGTACAAGACCATGATCCAGAGACACAATTTTAATATAATTTTTTGCAAAATATACTGGATCTGCTTTACACTTTAAATACTCTTGAATTTGTTCTTGAGTAAAATTAATAGCAACGTTTGCACGTTTTAAGTTAGGATTACCAAGATAGATTTCATTAGGACTCAAACTCATTTCTTTTTACCACCATTCTTTGCTTTCTTTGCTGTTGCGTTCCCCTGATTTTGCTTCTTGTTGTTTGCTGATGCTTTCTTCTTTGCTGCCATTTTGCGTCTCCATATATGCTAGGCGTAGAATATATATGACACAATATAGCGTAAATGCTAGTCCACAACAAAGAAGTATGATCACACTCCAGACAACTTCAACGTCTGTGGATGTACCAAATACCCATGATTGGAACAACGATAAGTGCATAGCATAATGCTCCTAGAGTGTAGGGGTTATTTAGAACCCATGCTGCGATATGTCCCATACATCAATTCCACTTTGGTGGAGTTGCTGGACAACTCATTCCAGGCAGCAGAGTTTTCAGTGGCATAAAACAACCACAAATTTTACATTGCTTTGTGCTTGGTTTAAAATGCTCACATTCAGTGCAAATTTTATATTTCTCGTCAGAAGTCATAATGTTTAAGTACTCTTTAATTATTTATCCCATTCGCTCTATTGATATCAGCGTCAAGTTCTTGCATCAATCCTAATCGTTTCTCCCAGGTATCTCCACTGGTAGATCCTTTGCATGGATTGATGCAGGTATCATCTCCAAACTTATTACAAACTAATCCTGCAA